TCCTACATTAAGTGATGTGCTTTTAAGTCAAGGCAACTACTACTACAATCCTATCAATAACGTGGGTTGGGTTACTGCAATCACAGGTACGGTAGCAAAAGCAAAATGGACAAACCTAAGCACGAATGCAACCCAAACAATCAACCTATCTTTAAACACGGTAAGAGACATTAACCGAGTCTACTCAGGATGGGAATCAGTAGGGAACAAGTTAGAGCTTTTGAATTCGTCTAATGCCGTTCTTTGGACTTCTTATTTCTATCCACAAGTAGAGTGCAGATACACACCTGTGCAAGTTGACTTCGTTAACAAGTTCGGAGCTTGGCAAAGACAATGGTTCTTTACTGCATCTTACGATACCTTAAACACCGAAAACACGGAATACAATCTATTGCAATCTCAGTTCCCTAACTACCTACAAACTGAAGGACAAAGACAAGTATATAACGGAAACGGAAAGCAATCTATCCGAGTAAACTCTGATTGGGTTGACGAAGATTTCAAAGAGGTGATTAAGCAGCTTATGTTGAGCGAGAAGATATTAGTTAATGAGACTGCTGCTAAACTAAGCACGAAGTCCATAGAACTGCAAAAATCCATAAACAATAACCTCATCAATTATCAGGTTGAATTTGAATACGCTTACGATGTAATTAACTCCGTAATCTAATGAATAGAAAAGTACACTTATACGTCAGTACGACACGCTATCAAAACATAACTACATCGGTAGTTAATAACTTCTTTCAGTCAGTTACAAATTCAGGAGGAGTATGCGAGAGTGGTCAATGTATGGTTGATTATCTTAACTCGTTAGGTGGGTTATTTGGCAACTACAAAAACTCAGAAAGATTAGAGCTATTTGATGACGAACAAATCAACGTAACAAGCACAGTTCAAAACGTACAAGATATCTCTAAGACGTTTACTGACTTTTCTCAGAGCTTTACAATTCCTGCTAACGACCATAACAACGGAATCATTCAGCACTTCTATCAATCGGATGTCAACTCACTAATCGACTACAACCTTCGATTAGATTCATTCATTGAGATTGACCTTTCATTTTTCCGTAGAGGAAAGTTGCAGATTGAAAAGGCGAATCTTAAAAACGGAAGACCTGAGAGCTACACTGTAACATTCTACGGAGATGGTAGAACGCTCAAAGATTACTTTGGTGAGGATTTACTTTCAGACTTAGATTACACGGAATACAATCACTCTTACAACGGAACTGAGATAGCAAACCGAATCTCAGACGGAACTAATCAGTATGACGTCAAGTATCCTTTGATTAGCTCGAAGCGTATTTGGCACTACCAATCAAATTACGTAAATGCCACTACTCCAAATTGGTTAGACGTAACTTCAATCTCAGATAACAACATCTATGCAACGAGTGGTGCGATTAAATACAACGAGCTATTCCCTGCTTTCAGAGTTCAAAAAATATTTGAATTAATCCAAAAAAAATACGGAGTTACATTTGAGGGCACGTTCTTAAGCGATGAGCGATTTACTAAATTATTCTTATACTACAAAAACAAGAATGAATTTGAACTTACAGGAGGGAGCTATGACATTGAATTTACAGGAATAACTCCTACGTTCACAACTTATGATTTAACACCATACGTTGACCTTAACACAAATGAGATAAATGTTGAGTATATTCCAAACGTAGTTTTGCAAAGAGTTAGCTTAACTGTACTTACTGCATCCACATCAAATACTTATTATGTTGACGTATATCAAAACGGAAACTTAATAAACTCAATACAAGCATCAGGAACGGGACTCATACATTCTGAGTTAATCAACAACACGATAGGGCTTCAGTCAACTTATTCGTTTAAAATCAGACCTAACGGAGCGAACAACATTACGCTCAATGTAGGATATGCGGTAAATTATTTTTCAGGAACTTCATTGCAACAAGACCAAGTGATAATGACTTGTTCTCCATTATCTATGTCTATTGTTCAGAACCTTGCGGCTAATGCACCTCAGATGAAGATTGCAGATTTCTTCTCAGGAATCCTCAAGGTCTTTAATATGATTTGCATCGGTACGGATGAAAACACGTATCAAATCGCTCCTATTGACGATTGGTATGGACAAGGAGCTATTGTTGACATCACTAAATATACGGATGTCAATTCTATTGATGTTGCTCGCATACCACTTTACAAAAAGATTACATTCAAGTTTCAAGATTCAGAGTGCTTCTTAAACAAGCAGTTTAGCCAAGTTTACTCACGAGGCTACGGAGATATGACCTACCAATATGATTACGATGGTGGAGAGTACACGGTTGACTTACCTTTTGAGAATATACTTCAGCAGAAATTTGACGGTACTGAATTACAAGTAGGTTACGCTCTTAACAATGAGTTTGCTCCATACACACCGAAGCCGATTCTATTGTATCAGTATGATAACCAAGTTTGTGATTTCAAGTTACAAGTAGGTTCGCACGTTACCATCACAAGCTACACTCCATTTGGGCAGGACTTGTATTACAATAACACGGACTTAACTTTAAACTTTGCTCCGGAAACATCAAGCCTACTGCTTACACCAATTCAGCAGACGCTATTTGCTCAGTATTACTTTTCATACCTATACAATCTTTACAACCTCAAGCAAAGGCTCATCAACGTAAAGACGAAGCTACCTATCAGCTTACTCACAGGCTTAAGGCTCAACGATAGACTTATAATCAGAGACAAGCGTTATATCATTAACGATATGAAATCTAACCTAACTACGGGAGAAGTTGACTTCTCGCTTTATTTAGATTTCAGACCAATGACTAATAAAGTACCTTTTTACAATGTGCCTACAAGTGGTGGCTCAGTAGTTACTTCAATCAACTTACCAAACGGAGGAGGAACTGCGTTGCTTACTACATCGGATGCGGGAATTGTGTTAAGTGAAACAACTTTAACATCAAGCTCAAACGTAACCATCACTACGCCTGCTGCGGCTGCGAGAACGGTATTCTCAGTTACGGCATCTTACGTAAACACGAATGGAATAAAAAGTCAAGAAATAATTTACATAGTAGTACAATGATAAAACAAATATTAGACCTCTTACAAATAAGTGAATTTGAAGGAGAACACATAGACATCGCAAAAGGTAAATACCAAATAAAAGGAATTAAAGGAACTTTGAAACAAAGTTGGAAAGAAATTAAAAAGAATAGAGATGGCAGAAACTAAAGTAATAGACTTAGAAGTAAAAACAAACATTGGTTCGTTAAAAAGCCAATTAAGAGAAGCACAAGCTGAGGTTGCTTCATTATCAGAGAAGTTTGGTGCAACATCTCAACAAGCAGCAGAGGCTGCGAAACGAGCCGCTGAATTAAAAGATAGAATTGGTGATGCTAAGAGTTTAACCGATGCCTTTAATCCTGACGCTAAGTTTAACGCACTATCTCAATCAATAGGTGGAGCATTAAACGGATTCCAAGCATTTGAGGGTGCAATGGGATTGGTAGGTACTGAGAGTGAAGCATTACAAAAAACACTTCTTAAGGTTCAGTCAGCAATGGCATTGTCTCAAGGTATTCAAGGAGCAATGGAAGCTAAAGATAGCTTTGTTCAGTTGGGTGCTGTTGTTAAGAATGCTTTTGCCGGTATGACTACTGCATCTAAAGTATTTCTTGCATCAGGTATCGGTTTAGTAGTTGCTGCATTAGGTTTACTTATAGCTAAATGGGATGACGTTAAAGCAGCGTTAACTCCTGCTACTGCTCAAGCTCAAAAGTTTGCTCAATCAACTGCTGAAAGTGCTGAGGCTGCCCGTGCTGCATTAAGTAATTTTGATGAATACGAAAGAACATTAAAGCGTTTAGGTTATACGGAAGAGGATATTGCTGAAAAACGAAAGAAAAGATTTAAAGAAGCAATTCAAAAAAGCCAACAAGAACTTGCTGCCGCTCAGAAATTGTATCAAAGTCAGAAAAAAGATTTAGAGAATGTAAAGATATTTGACAAATTAGGTCTTAATGCTACAGGTCGCTTATTCTACGGAGATGAAGAAACTGCAAAAGCACAACGTAAACACGTATCAGAATTACGTCAACAACTTGCTAAGTTAAAGAATGACGAATATGAAATGCGTCAGCAACAAAAACAAGCTCAGAAAGAACAACAAGAAGAGAACAAAGCACAAGCAGAGCAACAAAAACAGGATGCAATAAATAGAGCTAAAGCATCTAAGGATAAACGAAACGAAGAACTTGCTCAACTTAAACAATACAATAGAGAAGCAACTGACTTATTCAAGTCTGAATACGAAAAGCAAGTAAGAGATATCCAAGAAAAATATGCTCAGCAAATAGCACTTGCTAAAAAGTATAAACAAGACACTACTGATTTAGAAAAAGCACAAACCAAAGAGTTAGATAATGCTTTGGACAAGTCAATGGGCAAAATTGATGCTTTATCTTTACAGAAATTTCAGGTTACTCAAAGAGATTTAGGTACACTTCAAGGTTCTTTAAATACTGAACTACAAGCAAGGCAAGAAGCAGCAGATTTAGAAATAAAAATATTAGAAGCTAAATCAATAAGAGCAAGACAAATAGAGGAACAAGCTAACTCATTTAAAGTAAAATCAACTCTTGATGGATTAGCTGCAATAGCTTCAATAAGCGAGTTATTCGGTAAGAAGTCAGAGAAAGCAGCAAAAAGAGCTTTCCAAGTACAAAAGGCTGCAAATATAGCAACTGCATTAATTACAACTTACCAAAACGCTACAAGTGCTTACGCTTCTCAGTTTACTCCTATCCCAACTCCTGACTCACCAATTCGAGGTGGTATTGCAGCAGGTATTGCAGTAGCATCAGGTTTGGCTAACGTGGCTAAAATCTCTCAGCAACAATTTGAGGGAGGAGGCTCATCAGGTGGAGGCGGTGGCACATCAGCAGGTGGAGGTTCAATACCAACACAAGCACCATCATTCAACGTAGTAGGAAACTCAGGTGTAAATCAGTTAGCTCAACTTCAGCAAACGCCTGTACAAGCATACGTAGTGAGTGGGTCAGTAACAACTGCTCAAGCATTAGATAGAAACCGAGTAGAAAATGCAACATTGTAACAATTTAACGTCTAAAAGATATGCAAGTAATCGAATTAATTATTGACGAAAAGGATGCCCAAAGTGGGGTTGACGCAGTATCCGTGGTAGAATCTCCTGCCATTGAGGAGAATTTCATCCATCTATCAAAACACGAAGTAGAACTCAAAGAAGTAAATACTGAGAAGCGTATCTTAATGGGTGCTGCTCTCATACCAAATAAAAAAATATACCGTGTAAATCAAAAAAAAGAAGAGTATTACATCTACTTTTCAGAGGACACGGTACGTCAGGCGATGGAGCTATTCTTTAAAAACGGAAACCAATCTAACGCTACATACGAACACAAAGACGCAGTCAAAGGAATGACCGTAGTAGAGTCTTGGTTGATTGAGGATAGTAAATCGGATAAATCCCAATTATATGGCTTCAATTTACCAAAAGGAACGTGGATGATTTCTATGAAAGTCGATAACGATGAGGTATGGCAAGACGTCAAAGATGGCAAGGTCAAAGGCTTCTCAATCGAGGGTTACTTCGCTGACAAGTTAGAAATGTCTTTAGAGCAACAACGCAAAAACGAAACAATAAATAAACTTAAAGAATTATTACAATGAACAATATCTTAAACAAAATTGCTCAGATGGAGCGTAACGCAGATGAGATTCAGTTAGCTTCTCACAAAGTAGAATTAGCTACGTTAGACGAAATAACAACGGCAAGTGAATCAGTTAAAAAACAATATGATTTAGTTTTTCAAAAAACAATGACTGCATTAAGCAATGTTAACGAAGCATTAAAAATAGGGAACAAAGCATTTTTTGAAGCTCAGAAATTTTATCAACAAGGAGTTAAAATTGAACAACAATTAAAAGAGTTAGGAATTACTTATCCTGCTGATTTAAAAAAAGCAATGGACAATCTTTACAAGTATTCACAATTAGAAGGAGAGCAAATTGTTAAAGAATTAAATCAAGTTCAAAAAATTCTTGGTTAAAAACACGAACAAATGAAAGACAAATTTAAAACACCAAGCAAAGCAAGTCCAAGAGCAGGTAGCAAAAGAGGCTGCCTATGTGAAGACGAAACATACAATACCAAGTGTTGTGATGGCAGTTTACAAGCTCAAGGCATCGGTAAAACTGCTGAGGTAAACGAACCTGCTCCTACTCAAACTGAGAACAACGGAGTAAGGACTATCGTACGTCAAAACGGATAAAAATAAAACAAATATAAATCAAAACGTCTTTGAAATATGAACACTACAAAATCAGTTTACAACAAACTATTCAAAGAGGAAGTTACTGAACTATCTTCTCACAGTGTAGAACTATTTAAAGTTGAGGACACGTTAAAATTGCTTGATAAAGGAATTGCAATGTTAAAAGAGGCAGATTTAGAAAAAGCTAAACTTGCTCAAATGTACAGCAGAGCATTAATAATTTTAGATAGCAATGTTCCTGCGCAATTAGATGATAGCATTAAAAAATTAGTTGATTTAGGTATAACGGATAAAGCAAATGAGCTTAAACAACAAAAAGACAAATCTCAAAAATTAGCCGCAGATTATTCAAAGCTATATCAACTTTTAAAATAAAGTAAACAAATGAACGAAAAATCAATCTTAAACAAAGTCCGCACACTTTTAGGTTTAGAAGTGAAGTTGGAAACTATGCGTCTATCTGATGGCGTATCTATGCTCGAAGCTGATGCTTTTGAAGCAGGTCAACCTGTATTCATCTTAACTGAAGACGAACAACGCATCCCACTTCCAATCGGAGAGTATGAGCTTGAGGATATGCGTATCCTTGTAGTTATCGAAGAGGGTGTAATCGCTGACATTCGTGAAGCTGCTGAACCTGAAGTTGAAGTAGAAGTTGAAGCTCCTGAAACTGAAATGCCTGCTGAAGAAGAAATGGCACAAGAGTCTGCTACACCGCAAGCTAAAAAAATCATCGAATCAGTAACTAAGGAATCTTTCTTTAGCGAAATCGAAGCTCTTAAAAAAGAAAACGAAGAGTTGAAAGCACAAATCGCTTTGTCAAAAACTGAAGTTGCAGAAGAAGTCGCACCAGTTGAATTGAGCGAAGAGCCTAAGCCTATTTCTTTCAATCCTGAAAACGCACAACCTACTGATGTATTCAAGTTTGCTGCTAAAAGAAACGCAACAACTATGGACACGGTATTATCAAGAATCTCAAACATTAAATAAATAATTAAAAATGGCTACAACCACTTCAATTACTACTACTTACGCAGGTGAATTTGCCGGTAAGTACATCGCTGCAGCTTTATTGTCTGCTCCAACTCTTGACAAAGGCGGTATTACAATTATGCCTAACGTTAAGTACAAGCAAGTTATCAAAAGAGTTGCTACTGACGGTATCATCAAAAACGCTACTTGTGATTTTGACCCTACGTCAACTATCACTTTGACTGAGAAAATTCTTCAACCTGAATCTTTCCAAGTTAACTTACAACTTTGTAAAACTGACTTCCGTTCAGATTGGGATGCTATCCAAATGGGTTACTCTGCATTTGACGTTCTTCCTAAGTCTTTCGCTGACTTCTTAATCGCACACGCTGCTGAGAAAGTTGCTGCAGGTATGGAGACTTCAATTTGGCAAGGTGTTAACGCTACTGCTGGTGAGTTCGCAGGTATTATGACACAATTGACTACTGATGCTTCTTTGCCATCAGCTCAAGAAGTTGCAGGTACTACTGTTACTGCTGCTAACGTAATCACAGAGCTTGGTAAAATCGTTGATGCTTGTCCTGCTGCTCTTTACGGAAAAGAAGACTTGACTCTTTATGTATCTTCTAACATCTACCGTGCTTATGTACGTGCTTTGGGTGGCTTCGCTGCTTCAGGTGTAGGTGCTAACGGTTATGACAACAAAGGTACAAACCAACAACTTGGTGATGTTTACTTTGACGGTGTTCGTGTATTTATGGCTAACGGTCTTGCTGCTAACACAGCTTTATTGAGCCAAAAATCTAACCTTTACTTTGCTACAGGTCTTCTTTCTGATATGAACGAAGTTAAAGTATTGGATATGGGTGATATAGATGGTTCACAAAACGTACGTGTAGTTATGCGATTTACTGCTGACGCTAAATACGGTTTTGCTTCTGACGTTGTTACTTACGGAATCACAAACTCTGCTAACTAATCTTAGCTCAATTTAAAGAATCGGGGAGGGGTTTACGCTCCTCCCTTTTTTATAACATTTAAAACTTAAAAATATGTCTTGTGATTTAGCAAATGGTCGCTTAGAAGTATGTAAAGATGCTATTGGTGGTATCGATGCAGTTTACTTCATTAACTACGGAGATTACACTTTCCCTACTGATGTTACTTATGTAACAGGTACTGATACTATTCAGGCAGTAGCGGGTGTAACTTCACTCTACAAATACGAACTCAAAGGAACTAACTCTTTTGACCAAGTAATTACTTCATCTCGTGAGAACGGAACTACATTCGTTGAGCAAACTTTAACAATGACTTTGAAAAAGCAAGATGCTACTACTCATAAGTCAGTTAAGTTACTTGCTTACGGAAGACCGCACATCGTAATCCGCAACCGTAACAACCAATTTTTCTTAGCAGGTTTAGAGTATGGTATGGAGTTAACTACTGCTAACGTTTCTAACGGTACTGCAATGGGTGACTTGAACGGATACACTTTGACTTTCGTAGGTCAAGAGCAATTGCTTGCTAATTTGATTGATTGCAATACTGAAGCAGCTTTAGCTTCTGACTTTGGTAATGCTACTATCGTTACTGCATAATCAATTTCTTTATAGCGTGTAAGGAGGGAGGCTTAGGTCTCCCTTTTTGCTTTTAAAACAATTCCTCCGTGTTTACGTCTTTTAAATATGATTGTACTAACTACATCAAATTCAGCTCAGACGTTCTCTTTCATTTCAAGAGATACACCTACTTCAATGGTGCTTACTGATGACCAAACAAACACACCTGTAACCGTAGCCATCACATCACAAACGAGTGGAGATTACGTTAATTCAATCACCGCAACTTTTGACTTAACTGAGGGTCACTTCTACGATTTGGTTCTTTACAAAAACACGAACATTGTTTACAAGGATAGAATCTTTTGTACTGACCAAAACATCGTAACATTCTCCGTAAACAACGGACAATACACATCTAACACTACATCAAATACGTTCATAGTTTATGAGTAACAACGTACACGTACTAAACCTATCTGCATACACTACTCCCGTCATTCAGGAGAGTAAGCGTGATGCTTGGGTTGACTTCGGAGAAGATAACAACTACTATCACTTTTTATTAGAGCGATACACGAACTCCACTACAAACAACGCAATTATTAATAACATCTCACGTCTAATATATGGTCGTGGATTGAGTGCAACTGATGCTTCTCGTAAGCCTAATGAGTACGCTCAAATGATGGCAATGTTCAATAAAGAGTGCTTACGTAAGATTGCTCTTGACCGTAAAATGCTTGGTCAGTTTGCTATCCAAGTACACTACAACGACAAACACGATAAAATCCTAAAGGCTTACCATATTCCGGTAAATCTTTTACGTGCTGAGAAGTGCAATAAATACGGAGAAATCGAGGCCTACTACTATTCAGACGATTGGACTGATGTAAAGAAATACGTTCCTAAAAGAATCCCTTCTTTTGGATACTCTAAAGACAAGGTTGAAATACTTTTCTCTAAGCCTTACGCAGTAGGGATGAAATATTACGCTTATCCTGACTATCAAGGTGCAGTTCCTTACGCACTTTTGGAGGAGGAGATTGCTGATTACCTAATCAACGAAGTACAAAACGGCTTTTCAGGAACTAAAGTAGTCAACTTCAATAACGGAGTGCCTACTGAGGAACAACAATCTATTATAACAAATAAGGTATTAGGTAAGTTAACAGGTTCTAAAGGTCAGAAAGTAATCGTAGCGTTCAATGACAATATGGAAACCAAAACTACGGTAGATGACTTGCCTTTGAATGACGCTCCTGAACACTACACTTACTTATCTGAGGAGTGTATGCGTAAGATTATGCTTGGACACAACGTTACATCTCCGCTTCTTTTCGGGATTGCAGGTGCTAACGGATTCTCGTCTAACGCTGATGAGCTTCAAAACTCGTTTATTCTCTTTAATAATATGGTGATTAAGCCACTTCAGGATGAAATACTTGAAGCCTTAGACACTATCTTAGGATTTAACGGAATATCCCTCAATTTATTTTTTAAGACGCTTAAACCGCTTGAATTTACGGATTTAGAAAACGCTCAAAACCAAGAGCAAGTCGCTGAGGAAACAGGTACTGAACTAAGCAAACACGAACACTTAGATAACGAGATTGCAAAAGCACTAATTGACTTAGGAGAAGAGCCTAACGAAAATTGGCTTCTAATAGACGAATTCCCTGTGGACTATGATAATGATGACTCAGAGAATGAAATGCTCTTAAAAGAGCCTAAAACGTCTTTGTTTAGCAAAGTTTACAACTTCGTAAGTACGGGAACTGCTAATCCTAACGCTAAATCTGCACAAGATGAAAACATCGACGGTTTTAAATTCATCACTCGTTATGTTTATGCAGGTGAAACGTCTGCTAAATCTCGTGAGTTTTGTCAAAAGATGACTAAGGCTAACAAGATTTATCGCAAGGAGGATATTATGCGTATGAACACTATGCAAGTTAACGCAGGTTGGGGTGCTAACGGAGCTCCTACGTATGACGTTTGGTTGTACAAAGGTGGAGGTAATTGTCATCACCGTTGGAATAAGCAAGTTTATGTGAGCTTTGAGGGTTACGGAATTGACGTAAACTCTCCTAAGGCTAAGCAAATCGCATCTGCTAAAGCTGAGAAATTCGGATACAAAATCAAGAACAATGCTTTAGTATCTCAAAGACCTGTTGATATGCCTTACAATGGCTTTTTACCTACTAATCCTATATACGGCAAATAATGGCAACTGCACTACTCATAACAAGAGACGATTTAGTTCGATTTACTGCGGTAAATGGGAACGTGGATACTGATAAGTTTATTCAGTTTATCAAAATCGCTCAAGACATTCACATTCAAAACTACTTAGGTACAAAGTTACTTCAAAAGATACAAGCTGACATCGTTGCAGGTACGCTTTCGGGTAACTACGAGTCTTTAGTAGAGACCTACGTTAAGCCAATGCTCATCCATTGGGCAATGGTTGAATACTTACCTTTTGCTGCTTACACAATCGCAAACAAAGGAGTCTATAAACACTCATCTGAGAACTCTGAGAACGTAGAAAAAAACGAAGTTGACTTCTTAATCGAAAAGGAACGTCAAATCGCTCAGCATTACACGGAGAGATTCATTAATTACATAGTGTTTAACAACGATATTTTCCCTGAGTACACTACAAACACTAACGGGGATATGTATCCTGATACACAAAATAATTACACCGGTTGGTTCATTTAGACTATGAGAACACGAACTAAAGTAGGAACTTACAAACCAAAAGAGGAGAACATCGAGAAGCTCCGTGTTTTTCTAACTAAACTAAACAAAGATGGCAAATAACATAAGTTGGGGTAAAATCTACGAATCTACGTGGTGGGGAGATTCCGTCAATACTGCTCAAAGCACTTTTGATTACGCTACTGCGACTTTTAACTATCAGTATGAAATGAGAGATAGAATCATAACTGATGGTGGAGTTTTAGAATCCACTTATTGTATGTCATTAACACTTTTAAATTTATCTCAAATATGAGCCTATTAGACACCGCTTCCTTAATAGTAACGCCAAACGGATACAAAGAAGGCAAACTTTACTCCGTTATTCCATCCGATGGTTCGGGCGATATGTCCGTAACAAGAGCAACAACTGCAACAAGAGTTAACTCTGCGGGGTTGGTTGAGTCTATGGGTAACAATGTACCACGTCTTGACTACTCAAACGGTACTTGTCCAAGTTTACTTGTAGAACCGCAAAGGACTAACCTCTTTTTAAATAGTTCGTCTTTTGATAATGCGGCGTGGACTAAAGTACAAACAACAACTTCTGCTAATGTAGCAGTTTCGCCAAGCGGCATTCAAGATGCGGACAAGTTAATTCCAAATACAACAAGTAATATACACTACACATTTCAAAGTATTTCAGATACTATTGCTCCTTGGACATTTTCAATTTATGCAAAAGCGGATGGATATAATAGGATTATTTTAAATGCATATAACACAAATTTTGTAGGTTTTAATTTAACTACTGGCACTATTGAAAGTACATTAGGAACTGGTGTAACAAGTGCAAATATTGAAGACGCTGGCAATGGTTGGTATCGATGCTCAATAACAAGCACTTCAACTTCATCTGGAGTTGCTATGACTATGTCAGTTTTCAATGCAGCTTATACAAATGGAAATGCAAACCCTATTTTTTCGGGAAATGGAACAGATGGTGTTCTTGTTTGGGGAGCACAATTTGAAAGCGGAAGCTACGCTACTTCATACATACCTACAACCTCTGCAAGTGTAACACGAAACGCAGACCTTGTAACTAAAACAAGTGCGACTGCATTAATCGGACAAACTGAGGGAACTATCTTTGTAGACTTCTACAATGACGGAGGTTCTATTTACAATCCGTGTTCAATTAGTGACGGATACTATGGTGAAGCAGTTTATTTCGAGCAGTATTTAGGTGAAATGTATGGCGTAATTTGGGACGGAGGAAGTCAACAATTTGTCTATAATGCAGGTCCATTAAGCATCGGCAGACACAGAATGGCTATTGCCTATAAAGCTAACGATATTGCATTTTATATTGACGGAGTTTTAAAAGCTACCGATACAAGTGCAACAATTCCAACTTGCTCGAGAATAGATATAGGTTCTTTGGCTTCAGCTACAATATATAAAAACTATGTTAACGCAGCCGCCCTTTGGAAAACCCGCCTTACAAATACTCAACTCGCACAACTTACAACGATATGATTTATAAACTGACATACGAAAACAAGGACAAAGCACTCGCAGACCTTAAAGCCAAAGGCATACTTGTAGAGGTTGACGGCATTGACGGAGAGAAACACGAAGCATACGGAAACGGAGTACAAGCAATAGTTGAACTTGGGTTGATTATGGTAACTCCTCCCGTAATGGATGGAATGGAGATAGTCACTCCTCCCGTTTACGCTGATGGATACCACTATGACGTTATGAGCGAGAACGAGTATAACTTCGGCAGTAACTTGGTTGAGCCAAAGAACCCAAAGCACGCATTTGCAGGTCATTCAATTAAAGAGGAGTTTCCGTACGAACCGCAAATTTTAGGAGATGAGTCATAAGGATGCAATAGGTACTATGTACTTTGTTACAGGTTATCTTACTTCGATAGCTTTAATGATTAGCGGAGAAAGTCTCTACCATAAACTTTTTGGAGTTTGTATGGGTTTCTATTTAACGTGGCACATTATGAACGGATATGAAAACTAAATCTCTGATACTTGTTTCTATGTTATCCGTGTTAGCACCCGTTAAGCCAATGGTTCTTTTGGCTATTGCTACTATCATTCTTGATATGTGTTTCGGTATTTGGAGAAGCGTACGTAAAAACGGATGGACATCTATCCGCTCTCGTAGGCTATCTAATACCATTTCTAAGAGCCTTTTGTACTCAGGTGCGATAGTGTTTATCTATTTGCTTGAAAAGTTCGTCTTATCCGATTTATTAGCTTACTTCATTGCAGTTGATTTACTAATGACTAAAGCGTTTACTGCGTTTTGCGTATTTACGGAGGTTAAAAGCATCAACGAATCTTACTTCTCAGTTACAGGAATCAACGTTTGGGATAAGTTCATCGGATTTGTTAAGCGAGGCAAAGAGCAATTAGAAGATTTAAAATAATGGTAAGACCTTACACGGATAAACAACTACTTGAAAAGGTTAAGAGCCTTTCGTCTTTTACTAAAATCCCGAGTGGATATTGGCTACTCGGAGTGCGTTCACAAGACGACTTGCCAAACCGCTTTGATGATAAGATTTATTTGTTCAAAGGAGAGGAGTTTGTCTTGGTAACTTCAGCGACTACAAACGCAGGTACTCCTACACTACGCCAATTCGAAAAGGTAAATAAAGACGGAGCTGCAGTATTAAAAGCAGACGAGTGGTATTATAACGTATGGAAGTACGGAAAACACAACGGTAAAGTAGAAGCTCTTTTACAGTTAGGTAATAAAGTGACGGTATATCGAGACACGGACAAAGACGATAAATCAGAGGAGCAAGGTAAACTTCAATCAGGTTACTTTGGGATTAACTTCCATCCTAACACATATGACCTGAGTAAACCATCAGGTACAAACATCGGTTGGTGGTCAGCAGGATGCCAAGTAGTGAACAACATTCCTAACTACAAGCTAATGATTGGCCTACTTAAAAAAGAGAAGCTCGTCACTTACTGCCTCATCAACGAATTTTAAAGTTATACCCTTACAAAATGAAAAAACTTTCAGGTTATACCCTTATTTTGTCACTAATTTTGGCAATAATTGTGACAAGTTGCTCGGCTAATTACCACGTCAGAAAAGCTATCAAGAAAGGATACCAATGTGACGAAATTAGCGACACAATTACCATATCGACAATAGACTCAATTCCGTACGTTTTAAGAGACTCTATCGCTTGGGAAAGGGTAATAGTTCAAAAAGATACAATCATTCGTTACAAGCGTTCTTTCGTGCCTAAAACACGATTTGAGACACGTATTGAGTATAAACTAAAGAGAGATACGCTTCGACTTATAGAGAAAGTTGAGGTAATTAAGTATAAAAATGAGCGAAAATCCAAAAAAAATCCTAACCTTTGGCTATTCGTAATAGGATTTGGAGCAGGATTCTTAACAAAATGGCTGCTCAAGTTCTCTAAATATACTCTATGAATAAACAAACACGCTTTAGATTGCAAGACGATGAGATTGAAATTTTAAATTCCTACCGAGCAATCAAACTTGAATCCAACGGACTTGGCTTAGATGACAAAGACGTAAAACACGGATGGCTAAAATCAAAAAACGCTTCACTTTTCTTTAAGAATCCAAACTTCAAGGAACAGGAAGAGCAGAACTACGAGAACATTCGCACGAGTATCTTAGATGAAATCAGCAGACACGTTCCGATGTATCCTAATTTGCAACGAAATGAGCAAAAAGACGGACACTTATTAGTAATAGACCCTGCTGACATCCACATAGGAAAGCTCTGCGATGCTTTTGAGGTAGGAGAAGTATATAACAATCAAATAGCAGTACAAAGAGTCTTAGAGGGCGTGCAAGGCATTATAGATAAAGCAAGTGGGTTTCATATAGACAAGATTCTATTTATAGGCGGAAACGATATCTTACACATCGATACTCCAAGACGGACTACAACTTCAGGAACTCCACAAGATACGGATGGTATGTGGTACTCTAATTTCTTAATCGCTAAAAAACTCTATGTCGAAATTCTTGAAAAACTTATTGGGTTGGCTGATGTTCATTTCACTTTCAATCCCTCTAATCACGATTATACACACGGTTTCTTTCTTGCTGACGTTATTCAGACTTGGTTTAGAGACTGCAAGAACATTACTTTTGATTGTTCTATTGCACATAGAAAAAGTTTCCAATACGGAAAGAACCTTATCGGCACGACTCACGGAGACGGAGCGAAACATCAAGACTTACCTTTATTAATGGCTACTGAGTTTCCTTTAGAATGGTCAGAAACTAAACATCGCTACGTTTATACGCATCACGTACACCATAAAACAAGTAAAGATTACATCGGAGTCACGGTAGAATCGCTTAGAAGTCCATCAGGAACGGACTCTTGGCATCATAGAAACGGTTACGCACACGTTCCTAAAGCAGTTGAGGGCTTCATTCACCATAAAGAATTTGGCCAAGTAGCGAGATTAACTCACATTTTTTAGTATATTTGTACACCTAACCACTACACATAGCGTAAGAGCCTCCTTAATTGGGGGCTTTTTTATGCTCTTCAAAAAAAAATTTAAAAAAATTTGCAACCTTTTGTTGATAATTACGAATAAGTGTTTATATTTGCATATAACATTTAAACAAACGCTATGAAAAAACAAGAATTAATTAAGATGCTAAACCAAGAACAAGAGAAACTTTGGGGAGCATTAAAGAACGCTGAGACGGTATTTGGAATTGAACACGAAGCGACCAAGATGGCTCGTGCAAGATACGTAACCGCAGCAGACTTATCATATATTGTAGAACTAAATTTAAACGAAAATGATAACATTTAACGAAATCAAAGCAGAGTGGAAAGAGCTCGAAGAGGAAGATAAGAACGTGTTTAGACACTTCGCAATCTTTTTTGTACCGATAGCATCAATCATTATTTGGCTATGTGCTACAAACACACCTCCTGTACTTGACGTAAAGACGGAGAATACACAATTAGAAAAACAGACCTACGAATTGAAAGGTGATTGGTCTAAATATGCACAAGGAGTTTATAATAGAAAATATGGCAAATAAATTTTACTTTGAAGAGGGCGATACAAGTAGCTACAATCGCTTATTAGATGTGAACATCTTTAGAACTGAAGACGATTCACATATTGGAATGGTAGAGCTACATTATGACTTTGATAAAATAAATGAAAGAGATGAATTTAAAATCGAAACGACAAGATGGACAGGCAACCTTACCATCAACGAAGCAGAAAATGCAATATCAGAACTTCTTAACGCAGCAAGAGATGGACAATTTCACGAGTTCTGCGAAGAGTGCTACAACTATGAACACTTTGACGATGAGGAGTCTTGGTTTGTTTAGAAACTATCAGTTGAATCGTTATTGGGATAACTTCGACTTTGACCTTTATAACCGAATTTGCGAAATTAAAATCAACACGCTATGAGATACCTATTAGAAAAAGATAACGAAACGTTTAAACGTGTTTGTAAATTAAAAGATAATTATTTTGATTATAGACAACCAAATAAACTAATTGGAGGAGTCGATGCTCAAATTCAAATTTATATTAAAGACATAAATTATGATATTGAAGCATACAATATGATGGCTAAAGAAAAAATAGATACTAATAAGTATATAGAAATGAGAATTAGTAAACAAAGGGATGATTTAATTTTAAATCAATTTGATGTTCAATTTGCAATGAATCCAGATTATTATTTTGTTAGAGCATCATATTATTACGCATCTCCGACATATTTAAAAATTTTAAATTCTATTGAATACTTTGATAAGTTAAAACAAAAAGCGCATATTTGGTTATTGCCATTGGCTAAAATGGATGTTAGAAATGTAGTTATTAGAGACGGTTATTTAATGTTAGGTAAACGAGGAAAAAACGAATTTGATGCGCATTTGTTAGGTTCGTTTATTTCATTTAGTAAACTTATGACTGTTGAAGAATATGACAAGCAATTAAAATTATTTAAAGATGAGATTTAAACTAACATACCACGTAGGACTTGTTACGGTGCAAGAGTGGATATTCACATCAAAGAGTCTATGCTATTGGAAAAAGATGGACTTGATAGAAACAGGAAGATACAATGACGGTAAATTTAAACTAACGGAAATATGAAAGTAACCGACAAAATAACAATTACAAACGAGGACAATATGCAGTTAATGGCACGTTATCCTGACAAGTATTTTGAACTTGCAATAGTTGACCCGCCCTACGGAATAAATTTTGGAGAGTTTAATAGAACCAATAAAGATTCAAATGGAGTTAGGTATAAGGCAAATAAATACAAGCAAGATGACTGGGATGATTCAATACCAAACGATGATTATTTTAAAGAACTATTTAGAGTTTCTCAAAACCAAATTGTATGGGGAGGTAATTATTTTCCGTATTTATGGGAAAATGGCTGTAAGGGTTTTGTTTTTTGGTATAAACATCAGCCAGTTGATAATTTTAGTAAAGGCGAGTTAGCTTGGACTTCATTTAACAAACCAGCAAATTGTTTTGATTTTCAATATTATGGAGGACTTCAAGGTAATACAAAGGCAGAAAGCAAAATACACCCGACACAAAAACCAAGAGAACTTTACAAATGGCTTCTTGATAAGTACGCAAAACAAGGCGACAAAATACTTGACACACATTTAGGAAGCGGAAGTATTGCAATAGCCTGCCACGACTATGGCTTTGACTTAACGGCTTGTGAACTTGACTCCGAATACTATGAAAAGGCGGTGCAAAGAATAAAAAACCATACTAATCAACAAAACTTATTTTTATGAGAGAGCAACTATTAGAGAAAGTCAAAGAGGTCATAAAACGAGACGAGCTTGACTCAGAATGCAGAGCTCAGCAGATGGTTTATCAGAGAGCATTTATTTACCACCTAATGCAAAAACACGGATACTCATTGACAAAAACCGGAGAGCTATTTAATAGGACTCACGCTACAATCATAAACGGATTGAACTTGTACAATAGCATCAAGAAAGATGCAGTATTCTTAGATTACGTATCTTCTTACATAGTAGAATTTGAAGACTTCTTGTATCTGACTCCGTCTATTTCTAAGCTGAGTAAAATCGAAGAAGCAGTCTTAAAATGCCAAAACTACTTCGAGCTATGCAGTCTTCAAGAACGAATAAGAAACGGAGAGTTTTCAACAAAAGCAACTAAATGACGAAATAATCGTTATACTTGTACACGGTTCGGTCTCACACCATAGAACCAAGAGGAATTATTTAAGCCTTATAATGAAATCGAAGTGAGACCCGATGGATTTATGAGGCTTTTTTGTTACCTAAAAATTCATATTATGAATAAAGATTTATTAAGTTTGGAATGTCAGTTTAATGATGATGATACATTAAACATAACGAATGGAGCTTTTATTTGCTTTACGATAATCCAAGATGATGTAGAAAATACTGTTTGTATTGACACTAAACAAGCTCGTAAATTAATTAAACAACTACAAGTTATTTGCAATGAGCGGTTGGATTAAATTACATCGCAGCCTAAAAGATTGGGAGTGGTATGATGACCACAACGCAACTCGCTTGCTATTGCATTTGCTTTTATCCGTAAACTATGAAGATAGGACTTGGAAAGGGCAAACAATAAAGGCGGGTACAATCGTTACAAGTTGGGAAAACTTGGCTAAAGAAATAGGCCTTTCGGTCAAGCAAATTCGTACTGCAATGGATAAGTTAGAAATGTCTAAAGAAGTGACACGCTACACGACAAACAAATGGCAAGCTGTAAGCCTTGTAAAATGGGACAAATTGCAAATTGAGTTCGACAAAGATGGCAAACAAACGGGCAAGCCAAGGGCAACAACTAAAGAAAGTAAAGAAATAAAGAATAAAACTATACCTGAATTTTCTGAGTTTTTAGCTTATGCTTTAGAAAAGAAACCTAAAGTTAATCAGCAAGATTTAAGACTTAAATACGATAGTTGGAAAGAAAATGATTGGTGTATAAATAGAAGTGGTAAATTGCAACCGATTACAAATTGGAAGTCAACTCTCTTAAATACGCTTCCATATATTAACGAGATAGTAATTAATGTTCAACGCCAAATTATTGACTGATGTACAAAAGACTAACGGACTTAAACGCAGAAATGTTTGCGGTACGTCAACAAAAAGACGTCAGAGGTAAATCAATAGGTTGGGATTGGAATATGCTTCCTTATACAATTAAAGAGGGAACTACAACTTACATAGGTGCAGCACCTGCATCAGGAAAGACGGAGTTATGGTTTGAGTTTCTAATCAACTTATCTTGTTTACACGGATGGAATCACGTTGTTTTTTCACCTGAAACAGGAAGTAGTGCTGAGATATTTGCAGAGTTATGCTATAAGTATATCGGTAAACCATACGTACAAGGACAAAGCTCAATGACAAATGGAGAGCAAGTAAGAGCTGAAATGTTCGTAAATCAGCATTTTATAGTTATTGACCCTATTGACGAGGATTTGACCATTACTAAGTTCTATGATTTAGTTGATGAGATTGAACGCAAAGAACAAATCACTATCCATACTACTACTATTGACCCGTGGAATGAATTGACTGAGGAGTTTATACCATCCGATTTAGGCCGAGAGGATAAGTACCTGAGTAGGATTTTAGGCCTTGCTCGTAAAAACGCAAGAAAAACGAATCGTCATAACTGCATCATTAATCACGTAAGAGACCAACCTATGGTAAATGGCAAGACAATGGCAGGAACTGACATCAGTTATTTTCCAATGCCAAGTGCAAGAGACTTTGCCGGTGGTCAGGTATGGTTCAGAAAAGGCCTTAGTGTCTTAATACCGTGGAGACCTCCTCAGCATTTAGCAGATGAGAACGGAATCGGAGCTGAACCAAACGAAGTGCATTTAAAGATTGCCAAGAGTAAACCTAAAGGCGTATCAAAAAACGGAATTTATAAGTTATATTTGGATGTTGATAGATACCAATACTATATGCTCGACTTCAAAGGCAACCGTATTTACGCTAATAGGACACCTGTAAACAACCAAACTCAATTCTAATGGACTTGTACTTACTAATCATAAAGACCAAAGCTAACATTGAATCTATCAGAACACGAATTAGATTAGCAAGAGAGCAAATACAAAAAGACAAACCAAACGCAAAGCCTTACATAGATGGAGCAAAGCAAAGCGAATTAGAACTACTCGAAGCCTATCAGGCATTTACTGACCTAAGTGACCACATATTAGCAATAAGCAGAGAAAACACGGAGTTAGCAAGACGAAACATAAAGCTCCAAGAAAAAGTATTAGAATTAGAAAACCAAATAAAGTATAACCAAATAGAAAATCAATTATGACTAAAGAACAAAAACTCGTTGCATTAGCAGCTTTCCTCCCTGTATTAGGAGACTTCATCGAAGATTTAAACGACCAATCCGTGTTTCGACAAGGACTAAAAAACAAAGCCAATATGCTACTACAAGAAATTCACAAGACTGACCGTTCAGTTTTACGAATAGACGAAGCACACGCTGAGCAAGTATGGAAAGAGCAAGTAGATTTGCAGATTGCTTTTCGTCAATGGATAGAGGAATCAATAACGCTATAAAATAAAACGCTATGAAGATTTTAAACTTATACGCTTGTTTAGGTGGCAATCGTTACAAATGGGATGAGGTTGCTGACAATTTAGATATAACAGCAATAGAACTTGACCCTGAAGCTGCACGATTGTACCAAGAAAGGTTTCCAAATGATATAGTAATTGTTGCGGACGCACACCAATACTTGTTAGACCATTATAAAGACTTTGATTTTATATGGAGTTCACCACCTTGTCCAACGCATAGCAGAATACAGATAAGCCAATACACACGCGAAAGCTGGAGACCGCAATATCCTGACATGAAATTATACCAGGAAATTATTTTTTTAGACACTTTTTTTAAAGGTAAGTATTGTGTGGAGAATGTTATTCCTTATTACGAACCTTTGATTAAAGGACAACAAAGAGATAGGCATTTGTACTGGACAAATTTTACATTACCAAATAATTTAAATGGAAGAAAAAACCCTGATTTATCAAGGACGAAAAATTTAATAGAGGCCTTGTCAAATTATCACGACTATGATTTTACTAAATACAAAGGAAGTCAAAGCGTACGAAAAATGGCTCGTAATCTGGTAGACTATGAAGCTGGTAAAACAATACTACAAACAGCTTTAGGAATAATTAAAAAATCAGATGTAAATCAGACGTCAATTTTTGATTATGAGATGTAAAAACTGCAAAGATAAGTTTGAGCCCATACGCTTCAACCATAAATACTGCCTAAAAGACGAATGTATCAGAGCCTTTGTAGCAGAGACAAAAGAGAAAATGTGGAAGCAGACTAAGGTTCGTATGAAAAACGAGCTTAAAACCACTTCAGATTGGATGAAAGAAGCTCAAAAAGTATTCAATCAGTACATCCGATTACGTGATAAGCACAAACCTTGCGTAAGTTGTGGACAAAAACTCGGCACTAAGTATGACGCAGGACATTTATATTCTATGGGTGGACATAAAGCAGTCACATTTGACGAAGATAACGTACACGCTCAATGCGTAACCTGTAACCAATTCAAACACGGAAACCTACTTAACTACCGTGATGGTTTAATTAAACGCATTGGAGAGGATAAATTAAATGAATTAAGTAAACGTGCTAACGAAACACGGAGATATTCAGCAGATGAGTTACAAGATATAATCAAAACCTACAAACAAAAGATAAAAGATGCAGCACAATAGCGATTTTAGGTATGACTTGGAGATAGGTCAACAATACGAGACTCAACTATTCGAGTTATTAGGCAAGAAAATAGAAGTAAAGCGAGACTTCAAGTGCTTAGAAACAGGTAATATATTTGTTGAATACGAAAGCAGAGGGCACAAAAGCGGAATAAGTACGAGCGAAGCTGAGTATTGGTGCTATTGGTTCAGCGATGACCATTGTATTTTAATCAAAACTGACACTTTAAAGCAACTTTGCAGAAAATATTTAGGCAGTTCAAGAGATGTTTTAGGAGGAGATTCCAATACAAGTAAGGGAATTCTGCTGCCAACGAAAGATTTTTTAGATAAAAGTATCAACAATTCAAAATAATACTTATATTTGCATATAACAAATTATTACGCTATGAAAAATTTATTTAAATCGTTGGCTTCATTCCAACAAGAAGTGCCTGTGATTCACAAGGCAACACAAGGTTATGGTTATTCTTACTCTGACTTACCTAAAATCTTGAGTGTAATCAATCCAATCTTAAAAAAACACGGACTTGGATTCACTCAGCAGTTAACTTTAGTAGATGGGCAAAACTGCCTAAAGACTACAATCTTTCACGATAGTGGAGAGTTCATCGAATCAGAATGTGCCATTCCTTACGTTCAGTTGAAAGGTATGAACGACTTTCAGTCTTTTGGTTCAGGAGTTACTTACTACCGTAGATATGCTTTAAGCTCTGCTTTGGGACTTGTAACGGACAAAGACACGGATGCATCAGGAGAGCAAGTAAAGAAACTTCCTGCAATTGACGCTAAGAGATTTCAAGCAGCAGTAACATCCATTTCAAATGGACAGTACACACGTGAGAAGCTCGAAGCATCATTCTCGTTAACTGATGGTCAAATTGATATCCTTAACGCTCTATGAAAGCTCTCAAAATTAGGTGTTCAGCTATCGGTAAAATGATGGCTACACCTCGCTCTAAAGGTGAGTTCTTATCTCAGACTGCTAAAACTTACATCCACGAGTTAGTTCTTGAGCATAAATACGGTATCCGTAAGGAGTTTAGCTCACGTTACACGGACAAAGGCATCCAAGTTGAAGACGAATCTATATCGTTAGTAAATGATGTCTTAGACGTCAAATTTATCTACAAGAATGAGGAGTATTTTGAGAACGATTGGATAACAGGAACACCTGACGTAAACACGGAGGATGTATTGCTTGACGTAAAAAGCTCTTGGGATGCTACTACCTTTCCGTTTTTTGATACCGAAATTCCTAACAAGGACTACTTTTATCAACTTCAAGGATATATGTGGCTTACAGGAAAGACTCAATCGATGCTTTGCTACTGCCTTGTAGATACTCCACTTGATATGGTAGAAGACGAAATCCGCAGAGCACATTGGAAACTACACAAGATTGACGAGGACTTAGATTTGCGTGAAGAGGTAGAGAGTAAGCATCAGTTTTCACACATTCCCAAGAACCGCAGAGTCAAAGTTTTCTACGTACAAAAAGACGAACAAGTAATTGAGCAGATAAAAGAAAAGATTGAACTTGCTCGTGAGTATTATAACGCACTAATTCAAATGCTATGACAAAAGAAGAAGCAAGAAAAAACTTAGAAGATTATTTAAAAAGTCACGATGTTAAGTTGCCAATTGTTGATGCAATTGTAATGAGGTATACAACGCCATTTGTTATCGCAGATATGACATTCTTAGGATTGATTTGCATTGCTTATGATTTACGACCAATACAAAAAGACGAACTATGAACCAAGAAGTAACCGACAAAGTAGTTTTAGCCGTGATGGCGAAGTATGCAGAACGCTCAGCTACAGGCCTAAAAAAATACGGAGTAACATTAGACCGAGAAGACCTAACACTTGAGCAATGGATAACTCATTTGCTTGAGGAATTGATGGATGCAACGCTTTACTTGAGCCGAATTAAGAAAGAGATTGAACTTCATTATGTCAAAGGCTTCAGCGATGGCTACCGAGAGGCAATGAAAAATAAGTCAAAATAATATGGTTTACTGCTTCAGATGTTTTAAGATGAAACCTGCTGACGAGTTTCAGAATAACCGAAGACATTATCAGATTAAGTCAAGACAAGGAAGGGTATTCAGTTGCAATCCGTGTTCTCGTAAGTGGACTCTTGACAATCTCAAAGCAGTTAGATTTGATTTCGAGAATAGCAGTTGGATTGTTCACGACTTCAAAAACACGGATGAAGCACTTAAATTTTTAGAAAATGAAACTACACAAAGAAGACAGGAGAGAGGGAGTAGCAGCCTACTCAACAATGATACTCCTAATGGCAATAGTCATATCAGTAATAGCTGCAATAATTAGTAATATTTAAACTCAAATAAAAAATGGAAAACAAGTTAAACACGGGAGCAATCTTCAAAAACACGAACAAGAAAGCTGATAACCATCCTGACTACAAAGGAAAGGTGAACGTAAACGGAAAAGAGATGGAGGTAGCTCTATGGGTAAAACAAGGCAAGGCAGGTAGTTATTTCTCTGCTTCATTTAGTGAGCCTTATGTAGCACCTGAGAGAGCAGTAACCGGAGATAGTATTGACGATGACCTACCTTTCTGATATGTACATTGACGATGACGCTTTAAGAAAGCAACTAAACAGGATATTGCTTACAAAAACACGGAATCAAATAGTCCAAGAGATAAAATCAAACGGACACAAGATGCATCAGTTTCAGTTAAACAACTTCCTCAACCGAAAAGACGTTACCTTATCAACCTTACACAAAATAGATAGATACGTCACACGGGAGATTTACTTAAACAATTTAGAGCCACTTTAATCGGTGGCTTTTTTAATTTTCTTGCTTGATTAAAAATTAGTTTTATATTTGTTTAGAATTTAACCAATGGAAAAACTACAAATACTCGGACAAAACCATAAAGAATGGCTACTAATGGCCAAGAAAATGGGCATAGGAGAACTGTCTGAGGACATCGTTCAAGAAACATACTTGAGAATCATACGTCTTAACTATATCGATGGAGTGGTAAAAGATGACGGAAGCCTAAACAAGTTTTATATGTGGCTTTCAATCCGAGCAGTTCACGTTGACTATCTAAGAGCAAACTCGATGAACTTAGTTTCACTTGACGAGGTCAAAGAATGCTACGAGGAGACGGACTTAGAAAAACACGAATCATATTCTACCATTTACGATAAGATAGAAAACGAGATTAGCAGTTGGCATTGGTACGATTCAATGTTATTCAAAGTATACAAGGAAGGCAACGCATCGATGAGAGATATAGCTAAGGATACAGGCATCAGCTTGACTTCGATATTTAACACGATTAAAAACTGCAAAGAAAGACTAAGAGAAAACGTAGGAGAAGACTACGAAGATTACAACAACCAAGATTATAACTTAATTTAAAAGAAATGGCAAAAACACGAACACCAAGAAAGAAAGCTCAAGGCTTAGGAGATACCATTGAGCAAATAACTGAAATCACAGGCATCAAAAAGTTAGTTGAGTTTGTAGCAGGAGAGGACTGCGGATGCAATGAGCGTAAAAAGAAACTTAACGAGTGGTTTCCATATCGTCAACCTGAGTGCTTAACTGAGGAGGAGTATAATTGGCTTACGGAAACACGAATCCTTGAGCAACAAACATTCAAACCAAGTGAAGTAACAAGAGTAAGAGAAATATACTCACGAGTAATGAAGATAAGATTAGAACCAAGCTCTTGTGCTTCTTGTTTTAGAGAAATAGTATTAAACCTCAAAAAAGTTTACGATGCCTATTCCGACACCATTGCCTAAAGAGCAAAAAGGAGAGTTCATTCAAAGATGTATGATGGATGACACTATGGTCAGAGAGTATGACCAAGACCAACGATACGCAATATGCAGAGAACAACTACAAAAACACGAATTAGAAAATGGCAAAAGTAGGAAGACCACGAAAAATAGATAGTCCTGAAACTCTATTAGAACTATTTAGAAAGTATAAGGTATGGGTTAAAGACAATCCTCGCCATAAGTACACCTTGAATCAACGTACAGGTGATATGGTAGCAGAACCTCTTGAAGTTCCCTTGTCAATGGAGGGATTTGAAGTATGGGCATTTGAAAAGCACGACCTTTGGATTGAGCATTACATCAAGAATACAAACGATGCTTACCAAGAATTTTGCTCCGTCTCTACATACATAAAGCGAGAAATCCGCTCAGACCAAATCAACGGAGGCTTAGTAGGTCAGTACAATGCTAACTTAACTGCACGTTTAAACGGACTAACTGAGAAGACTGAGACTACCGTGACAATGGAGATGCCATTATTCCCTGACGAAACAAAAGCAATAGATGCAGATGTTCAAGAGAACTACCTCGATAAATAAAATCCTCGCTCTAAAAAAACGAATCAAGATAATACAGGGAGGAACGTCAGCAGGCAAGACTTTTGGCATACTCCCTATCTTGATAGATAAATGCACTAAAGAAAAAGGCTTAGAAGTTTCAGTAGTAGCTGAGACAATTCCTCACTTGCGAAGAGGAGCACTCAAAGACTTCCTTAAAGTTATGCGTTGGACTAATCGCTACTTTGACGATAGATTCAATAAGACGCTACTCAGATACGATTTCGCTAATGGCTCATCCATAGAATTCTTTTCAGCAGATGACGCATCAAAGCTCAGAGGTGCAAGACGTGATATCTTGTACATCAACGAGTGTAACAACGTAACATTCGAGGCATACAACGAACTTGCCATCCGTACAAAGCGTGAGGTGTTCTTGGACTTTAACCCTGCCAATGAGTTTTGGGTACACAAGGAACTAAAAGACGAACCTGACACGGATTTCATAATCTTAACCTACAAGGATAACGAAGCATTAGACGAATCAATCGTAAGCCAAATAGAAAAGAACCGTGACAAAGCATCTACGAGCTCTTATTGGTCAAATTGGTGGAGGGTGTATGGACTCGGTGAGGTAGGTAGTCTTGAGGGGGTGGTGTTTAATAATTGGAAAGAGATAGACACCATACCTGACGAAGCAAAGTTGGTAGGCATAGGACTTGACTTCGGTTACACGAATGACCCGACTGCTGCAATAGAAATCTACAATTATAACGGAAAACGAATAGTAAACGAAATTGCTTACCGTACAGGAATGGTTAACTCAGACATCGCTAAGATACTTCCGTCAGGGGTAGTTATTTACGCTGATAGTTCAGAGCCTAAATCAATCGAAGAGATTAGACGCTACGGAAAGACGATTAAAGGAGTCACTAAAGGAAAGGACTCTATCAACTACGGTATTGACGTAATGCAAAGGCAAGAATACTTAGTTACCAAATCAAGTACAAACCTAATCAAAGAGCTGAGGTCATATTGTTGGGATGTTGACAAGCAAGGAGTTAGAATGAACAAACCTATTGACCACTTTAATCACGCCATTGATGCACTAAGATACCACGAGATGGAAGCACTCGGACTAAAATCAAACTATGGACAATACGCAATCCGATGAGCTACCTAAAATGATTAGAGTAGTTGAGCAATACATACAAGACCAAACAGGCAAAAAGGTGCGTATTGTGTTTAATGACATATTCAACGTAAGGAGGCACACCAAGATGTTGGCCGATGCTTATGCTTACGTGCTACAAAAACAAGAAACAAACGTCTAATAAATATGGAAGTACAAATAAAAGTTCCTACTGAGTTAAATGAAATCCCGTTAAAGCATTATCAGGACTTTTTAAAAGTTCAAGGTAATAGCAATGACGAGGAGTTTATTGCTCAAAAAATGGTGGAGATATTCTGCGGAATAAATCTAAGTGAGGTTGCCAAGATTAAGCTGAAGTCATTAAATCAACTTATAACTCATTTTACCGAGTTGTTTGGTTCTAAGACTAAGTTCACTAATAAATTTACAATAGGGGATATTGAGTTCGGTTTTATTCCGAATCTTGAAGAGATTACTTTCGGTGAGTATGTAGACTTAGAGAATTACTTGAAGAGTTGGGAAACTTACCACAAAGCAATGGCAGTTCTTTACAGGCCTATCAAAACACGAATCAAAGACAAGTACGAAATACAAGAGTACAATCCTAACCAAGATACACAAGAGCTGATGAAGTTCGCTCCGTTGGATGTTTGCATTTCAGCATCGCTTTTTTTTTGGAGTTTAGGAAACGAATTATTGCAGGCTACCCTGTCTTATTTGGAGACGGAGATTCAGAAGAGTCAGGATATGAGCAAGACTTTAGCGAAACAACTCAGTTTGCAAAACAATGGGGATGGTATCAAAGTATTTATGGACTCGCTAAAGGAGACATCACAAAGTTTGACGAAGTTACGAAATACAGACTTACTAAATGTCTCACCTATCTCACATTCGAAAAGCAAAAAAACGAAATTGAACACCGACAACTTGAAAGACAACTAAGACGATGAAAGGATTTTACGATATAACTACTGCACTACAAACACATTTCAACAATGATGTGTTAGTAAACACCGTTACTGAGGGGGATATCTTCGAGGTGGACTTAAACAAGCAGACTATCTTCCCGCTTGTGCACGTAATGGTAAACAATGCCTCATTCGAAGTTAATGTAGTGCGATTCAACATCTCATTGATAGCAATGGACATTGTTGACATCAGCAAGAAAGCGACTACTGACATCTTCAGAGGTAACTCAAACGAGCAAGACGTACTCAACACTCAATTAGAGGTATTAAACCGAGCTTATGCACTTATGTTGCACGGTAATTTGTGGGATAGCAAAGTAGTAGTTGACGGTAATCCTACCTGTGAGCCATTTACTGAGCGTTTCGAGAACTATCTTGCAGGATGGACTATGACATTTGACGTACTCATCCCTAACGAGGTCACAATCTGCTAATGGAAAAGACGGAAGTCCAAAAGGAATTAGAACGCTTTAGAGACTACGTTGTTAGTCAGTCAAGGCGAAACCTTTCGAGGCTTAAAAAGAACTCGTCTAAACGCTTGTATGAGTCTATTAAGGGCGATGTAAAGGCGATGCCTAACTCCATTTCGATTGAGTTCTCTATGGAAAACTACGGAGTATTCCAAGATGCAGGAGTTTCGGGTACAAAAAAGAAGTACAATACACCTTACTCTTATAAATCTAAGATGCCACCTGCAAAGGTATTTGACAAATGGTTAGTTAGAAAAGGAATAGCACCAAGAAAAAACGGAAAGTTTGCGAGTAGAAAATCACTTGCATTTTTGATTGCTCGAAGTGTATTTAGAAACGGAATCAAACCGAGTTTGTTTTTCACTAAGCCATTTGAAGATGCTTACAAAAAGTTACCAAGTGAGTTGGTAGAAAAATACGGATTGGAAGCGATAGAATTATTTAACGAACAAATAGACGAAATACTAAAACAAAATGCCTAATATATTTGCAAGAAGTCCTTACATCGTAGAGATAAACGAAACAGGACAAGTAGAAACTAAGATAGAGATTTACCTTTGGAATACAGGCTCAATGCCGACTGCTCCTCAGTACATTTTAAGTAAGCTCATTCCTGCTTCAAACGCACCGGCTGCTTATTACGATGTCAGTCCTTACATTCGTGAGTTCATCAGTCACAACAGTTTACAAACTCAGATGACTACTCAAGCAGCTACACCAACTGCTCAATATTGTAATTTCACAATCCGTAAATATAGACGGGTAACTAATACGTTTACTCAGGTTGGTTCTGACATCACAGGTTATGGATTAGAGGGGTTCGGTTACTACACCGATGGATACAATCCTACATTAAGTGATGTGCTTTTAAGTCAAGGCAACTACTACTACAATCCTATCAATAACGTGGGTTGGGTTACTGCAATCACAGGTACGGTAGCAAAAGCAAAATGGACAAACCTAAGCAC